AGAGCAGAGCAGAGCAGAGCAGAGCAGAGCAGAGCAGAGCAGAGCAGAGCAGAGCAGAGCAGAGCAGAGCAGAGCAGAGCAGAGCAGATAATATTGACATTCTAAAAGCAATATGTGCTTTCTTAATTGTTTGTATTCATGTTCCGTTTCCGGGAAAAGTCGGTGCATATTTTACGACACTAACCAGAGTAGCAGTTCCTGTTTTCTTTATGATTACAGGATACTTTTATTCAGATACCGTTGCACGACATAAGGAAAAGCGACAAATCCAGAAGATACTCTACTTGGTTGTGGAAGCAAATGTGCTTTTCTTCATCTGGAATATTGCACTTAATGTTCTCAGAAGAGATAGCATAATAACCTATGTTCAGGAAATTTTTACTGGAAAGAGCATTCTGAAGTTTTTAGCTTTGAACGAATCTCCGTTGGCAGGGCATCTTTGGTATTTAGGGGCAATCCTTTATGTGTTGGTGATTGTTTTGCTGGTAGACAAGCTCAACTGTCGAAAGATTCTGTACTATTTAGCTCCGGTGCTACTCATCGCAGACTTGATATTTGGAAAGTATTCGCTGCTCATTTTCCATCAGGAGTTTCCGTACATACTGGTCAGAAATTTTCTTTGTGTAGGAATACCATATTTTTGTATCGGAAACCTTATCAGAGAAAAAATAAGCTCTGAAAAATGGAATAAAAAAGTGCTTCGGGCATTGATTGTTGTTTTTGCGATAACCAGTCTTGCAGAAAGATTTGCGTTGTTGAATGCTGGATTGAATGCAACAAGAGATCATTATCTAAGCACGACTTTTCTGTCGATTTGTCTCTTTGTGTATGCTCTTAAAAGTAACTGGTGTAATAAGAGAGTGTCTGTGATTGGAAGAAAGTATTCTACATGGCTTTACATTATTCATCCGATTTTTATTACGGTCTTTTCAATAGTAGTTGGTAAACTCGGATTGAAATCAATTTACAGATGTATTGCACCAATTGTGGTTTATTGTGCAACACTTGTATTTCTTATCATTCTACAAAAGGTCAAGATGGCAATAAAAAGCAAATAATACACAGGAGGAACAGCTTATGGTGGATTTGATAGATACAATAGTATATGCAGGAAGGTTAAAAGACAAATCTGCCTTGATGAGCAGTTCTTCTGGTGGCGCATTTACTGCACTTTCTGACTTTTTCCTGAAAAATGACAATGCAGTGGTGGCAGCAACCTATAACTATGAGAATCATATGACTGAATTTCAGATGATTTTGGATGAAAAGCAACGTGAAAGAGCAAAAAGTTCAAAATATATGCAGAGCAAGCCCGGTGATATTTATCGGGAAGCCTATCGTTGGCTGATGGAGAACCCAGAAAAAGAGTTACTCTTTATCGGCATGGGGTGCCAGGCTGATGGATTTCGGAAGTTCAGCGAAATAAAAGGAATCCGTGACCGAGTGTACATAGTAGATATTATCTGTCATGGCTCACCAAGCCCAAAGCTGTGGAGAGAATATGCAGAGTTGATTCAGAAGAAGGATGGCAAGATAACTTATCTCACATTCAAAGATAAGCGAAATGGTTGGAAATCCCCAACAGCTTATGTGAAAGTTAATGGAGCAGAGAAGCCGATTAAAGATTATGTGAAAGTGTTTTATAATCGGTGTGCATTGCGACCGTCCTGTTATGAATGTCCGTACGCCACCACAGAAAGAAAAACAGATATGACCATTGGCGATTTCTGGCATATTGAGGAGACGATTCCAGACTTCTATGACCCTAATGGCAATTCGCTATTCTTGATTCATACAAATCGAGGAGAAGAACTGTTTGAAAAAATTCAAGGAGATTTGGATTATAGATTAAGCAACACAACGCAATGTTGGCAGGCGAACCTCGAAGCACCGACCCAAAAATCGGAACAAAGAGAGGAATTTTGGAATGATTATCAGAAGAAAGGAATTGATTTCGTTATGAAGAAATATGGAACAGTTCCAATGAAAACAAAAATAAAAAATAAACTCCTCAGAATTATGGGGGGGGGTACACAGAAAGTAGTACCTGTTATGCTGATTACTCCGAAAGGAGGGCAGCATAATGAACTGGAAGCAGCCTAAAGTATATGCAGTCAAACATAAAGATGAAGCAACAAGAGCAGCTTCCAGATCGGGTGGTATTTTTACGGCCTTGTCTGATCAAGTATTGTCCATCGGCGGCGTAATTTACGGGTGTGTTTTGACGGATGATTTCAATGCCGTACATATTCGCGCTGAAAATGAAGAAGATCGCAATCGAATGCGTGGCTCAAAATATATCCAGAGTAAACTAGGTGATACATTTAAAAGTGTCAAGGAAGATCTCGATGCTCAGAAGAGTGTACTTTTTTCTGGAACTTCCTGTCAGGTGGCAGGATTGAAAAAATACCTTGGAAAAGAATATGATAACCTTTTCTGTGTAGATATTGTTTGTCACGGAGTACCGAGCAAAAAAGTGTGGGACGCATATCTACACTGGCAAGAGCAGAAAAATCATTCTAAAATTTCAAGTGTGGATTTCCGTAATAAAAAAGATTATGGCTGGCGGGCACATAAAGAAACGCTAATATGTGAAAATGGAAAGAGTGTCGATAGTACGGTTTTTACGACATTGTTCTATGGACATGGTATTTTGAGACCCTCGTGCTACAAATGTCCATATAAATCTGTAATGCATCCTGGTGACATTACGATTGCAGATTACTGGGGTATTGAGAAGGCCGCACCGGAGTTTGATGATAATAAAGGCGTTTCCCTGGTTTTGGTTAATAATGAAATGGGGGCTTTGATATTAAATTCCATAAAAAAAAGTATTAAATGGAAAGAAACTCGTCTTGAAGACAGTATGCAATCGCCCTTGAAATCGCCTTTTCCTGAGCCAACAAATAGGAAAAATCTATGGCGGGATTTTTCAACAAAGAATTTTGAATTTATAGCGAAAAAGTATGGCGAATACGGCATGATGAATAAGCTCAAGCGAGGAGTTAGAAAGTTAACGAGGAAATTGTTAAAATGAAAGAAATACCAGTACTATATTCAAGAAAGGAAGAATGCTGTGGGTGTACGGCGTGCTATGCTATTTGTCCGAAAGATGCCATCTCTATGGTGGAAGATGAAGAGGGCTTTGAATACCCACAGATAGATGAAAGCAAATGTGTTCGTTGCCATCAATGCATCAAGGTGTGTCCAATAAAAGCAGCACGAGCACAGTAATTAAAAATAATGAACATAAAGCGCATCTAGTTACTTAAAAACGAAATCAGCCATGGTTACAGCATGGCTACATCACTTGAAAGTGCTACCTCTACGTGGTGAGTGATAGGCAACGGAGCAAATGTTCCGGCAGAAGCACAACTAAGCAAGAAGGGAGATTCAAGCAAGAGCCATCCTTATAAAAGAATGGCATAGCAGAATGATCTAAAACCCAATGAACGACTTCGGCCCGAAGCGCCCGATGCCGGAAAGTGCAGAAACTGCACCTACTGACACCGCAAAAGCGAAGCGCGGCCGACCGAAGAAAAAGCCCGACTACGATAGAGAGAAGGAAATCGAAGCCTTTCAAGCCAAGGCGGTGGAGCTTTTCGGGGAACCCTACGACGACCGAATCGAACGATCTGAGGATGCTCCAAGCATCCGGGATGTGGCGAATGCCATGAATACGACACCGTTGAGGGTGCGGAAGATGCTGGTCACTGCAGGGATTTACAGCACGAAGCTCAGCCGTAAGGTGCAGAGTCTGTATGAAGAAGGCTGGACAATCCAGCAGATTATGGACAAAACGGGGCTTAAAAAATCATCTGTCCATGGGTATTTGCCGTATATAAAAGGCAACTACAATTTGCCAGAATCGACCTTGGACGCTGAATATTCCCGTGTTTACAGAAAGAGGATTTCAGTCTGTGAGCGACTCAGGCAAGAGATTGATTCACCAGAAGCAGAAGAATACTTGTGGGATGCAATCGTGGCGTATGCCGACTATTCGTTCTTGACGGAGAAGGGTTTATCCATGAAGTACACCGTGAGAGGCGGAGAGATCTTCTTCAATCGAAAAGAGAAAAGCGTAACCAGAGCGAGTGTGATGAAAGCGTTCCACCGTGCTCGACAGCTTCAACAGGAGAAGGGCTTTGTCGGCGGACCCAAGGAACTGGGAACTTTCGGCGCAAGTTATATCTACCCAGTGTTTCTTCGGATTGGCGTGTGCTCAAAGAAATCAATAGAAATTTGAAAAAATGGGTCAAAAAGAGATTATAGGGTTTTAGATTAACAGGTTGGAATGACAACAAAAATAATGAGATGTTCTGGGCTGTCTTGAGCAGTCTTGAAATAGATAAAAATCCAGAAGGGAAGAAGAAAAATGAAATCAGATGAAAAATTGGTGGTGCAAGTTGGAAAGAACGAAACACTGGGAGATTTTATTCAGAAATGCCGACAGCGGCATGGCTGGACACAGGAAGAACTGGGGTGGCGCACCGGAATCACGAGGGAACATGTGGGTCGCATTGAGAGAGGCAAGTGCATTCCTTCGGTTCAAACGCTCTATGATCTGGAAAAGGCCTTGAATCTTCCAGAGTGCTCTCTGGTAAAAAGAGTAAATGGGCAAGCGGAGGTGGACGTTTCACAGGGGGCCGAGGAGAAGGAACAGGTGGGACGTGCCTGTCGAGAGTTGGAACACGCCTTGGCTGAAAATCTGACCAAATCAAATCTGCGGAAGGCAAGTGATGCCATCAGCACCATTGCCAAAATGCTGAATGGCACTGAGGCATCCTCAAATAAAAAATAGTCTGTGAGATGTCTCAAAAGTGACATGGGTGTCCTTGAGTGTAAAGCCTCACAGAGATAGAATTATAGAAAGAGAATCAGCAGTAAATCGGTGCGTTTTCGATGCATCAGGGGGCAGTACATATGGATCAGGCAATGAACAAGGAAACGCGGTTTACAGAGCTAGCTCCGCAGGAATCTGCCCTTGCGCAAAGCGGCTCCAATGTGCTGCGCCGTCACATCAAGGAAAACCCCAAGAAGGCGGCTCTTGCTCGTCACCGTCTGTGGCTGGACAGCATCCCGCATGAATATCCCATGCCATACACGCCGTATAAGATCGGGGTGTACATCCGCTATTTCAACCAGACCCGGCATGAGAACTATCTGGAAAAGCACATCCAGCAGTACATGGATGACATCGCTCTGTGCCCGCAGTGGACACTGGTGGATTTCTATGTAGACAGCGGGATGACCGCCCCGCATATGGAGTACTCCAAAGAGTGGTGCCGTCTGCTGGAGGATTGCTTCACCGGCAAGGTGGACCTCATCGTGACGCAAAAGGTCAGCAATGTGTCCAGTGATTGGAAAGAAATGTCCTTTATGGCACGGATGCTGGCGGCACAGGAGCATCCTGTGGGAATCTACTTTATTTCCGAAGATATTTTTACGCTGGCCTCGTATTACCAGCCTGACCTGCGGGACATGGGTCTGTTGCCGGAAGGCTGGCAGACTCTCCCGGCAGATGAACTGGACGAGCCGATGCTTTCAACCCTGCCGAAGCCTGCCATGCTGGAACAGGCAGAGCAGCTGAGCCTTGACGAAGAAACGGATGCAATGGAGTGAAGCAAGTGGAAAAGACAGAACTGACAAATGCCCAAAAGCAGAATCGGGTTCGGCAACGCATTACACAGGCATCCATTGATCCGGATAAATACGAGTACATCCCGGCGAAAGAGCAGAACGACCATGTGAAAGCCGACCAGTATCAGCGAGTCGCCATTTACGCCCGTGTCTCCACGGACAACCCCATGCAGACCACATCCTTTGAGCTGCAGCAGAAGTATTACGAGGAACTGGTGGCACAGCATCCTCAGTGGGTGCTGGTGAAGATCTACGCAGACGAAGGAAAATCCGGCACCACCATGCAGCATCGGGATGCGTTCAATGAGATGCTGGCAGATGCGGTTGCTGGAAAAATCGACCTGATCATTGTAAAGAACATCTCTCGCTTTGCTCGTAACGTGGTGGATTTCTTGAAAACCCTTCGGATGTTGGCAGAAAAGAATATTGGTGTATGGTTTGAATCAGAAGCCCTTTACTCCATGAATTATGACCATCTTATGTCTTTGTCATTACAGGCTCAAATGGCAGAGCAGGAATCCCGTACCCGCAGCCGGAGCATGGAAACTTCCCTGCGGATGCGGCTGGATCACGGCCTGCCCCTGACCCCGGAGCTGCTGGGTTTTGTGAAGAACGAGGACGGCAAGCTCGTTGTCAACCCGGAGACCTACAAGATCCCGAAGCTCATGTTCTATATGTACCTGTACGGATATTCCACCCAGCAGATCGCAGACACTCTCACGAAGCTCAGCAAGCGAACCTATCTGGGGAATCTGAAGTGGACGGCATCCGGTGTGGCAGCCAGTATGCGGAACGAACGCTACTGCGGAGATGTACTGACCCGTAAGAGGTTCACCAAGTTCGCAGCGGATGTCCACGACCAGAAGTCTTTCAAAAACCGGGGAGAAAAGCCCCAGAGCCATTACCGGGATGACCATGAAGCCATTATCGACCGGAACGACTTTCTGGCAGTCCAGCGCATCATGAACAACGCCAAGTTCGGCGGTACGTCCTTACTGCCGGAGCTACAGGTCATCCCGGATGGTCTGCTGAAAGGCTTTGTCATTGTCCACCCCAAGTGGGGCAGCTTTACTAAGGATGATTACATCGCCGCTTGCCGGAGCGTGGACAACAGCCCGGCAGAGGAAAGCCGGTTGGAAGTACGGGAGGGCTCCTTCGACCTGACCGGGTATGAGGTGGCAGACTTCAAGCTGTTCAGCGACCAGAGCGTCCCAGCCATCATGCTTCACAAGGATAGCATTGCTTTCAGTGTGGCAGGCATCCGGGAGATGAATCTGAAAGACAATTATGTAGAACTGCTGGTGCATCCGCTGCGGAAAGAAATCGCCGTGCGCCCCACAGCTAAGGAGAACCGCTGTGCCATCCAGTGGGCAAACGGTGTCCGGGGCTATCGCCGTTCCCGTTCGGTAGCCGCCAAGGCCTATATCCAGACCCTCTATCAGATCTTCGGCTGGGAGCAGGATAACAACTATAAGCTCTACGGCCGCATCTACCGGGATGGGCAGGATGCCGCCTGCATCTATGCCGGAACCAACGCCAGCGTATACATCAAAGATAATGCGGTCACCGTGGAGGATGCCACCGGCCAGAACATCTGCCGGCAGGGCAAACGTATCCGCGGCGTAGTGGGGGATTTCAGGCAGGGTGTCGGCAATGGGTATTATGTAGAAAAGAGCATGACCGAGCTTCGGAATCTGACCCGACAGGAGTGGCAGACCCGGCTTGCCGGACAGATGGTCAGCACCGGAACGGAGCTTCAGGTCACCTCGTATGAAGAATTGCGCAGTTTCATTCAGGAAGAACTGGGGGAACTGTTTGAGGAGGACGTACAGAAATGATGGAAGAAAATGCACAGATGAGCCTGCTGCCAGATGCAGCTGTTGCAGCGCAGATGACCATGACAGGTGAAGAAGAAATCGACCTCAGTGAATATGAGATCGTCCGCCAGGAGTTCTTCGCTCACATCAAAGAACCAGCCTTGACGGTGAATGTGGACAAGATTGGTGTGAACACCGCCTGTGTTCGCCTGATGCCGGATGTGGAATATGTGCAGATCCTCGTCAACCGAAAAGAGAAGAAGCTCCTGCTCAAACCCTGCGATGAAATTGAGATCACCGGATATCGCTGGGGTCGGACAAAGGACGGCAAGCGGTATCCCTCCCAGCGGACAGGAGAACTTTTTGTTCTGACTCTGTGTGAGATCATGGACTGGAACCCGGATTATCGGTATAAGGTGCTGGGTAAAATGGTACAGGCCAATGGAAAAGCCCTGATCGCCTTTGACCTCACATCCAGCGAATGCTTCCCCAAGGTGGTCAACCGGGACGGAAAGAAGGTCGGCAGCCGCCAGTCCATTTTTGCAGAACAGTGGAGCGGCAAGTTTGGTCCCACCTATTCCGAGAGCCGTCGTTCTCTGGCAGTCAAGACCTTTGACAATTACACGGTCATCACGGTAAATGGGAAAAAGACCGAAGTGCATCCGCAGGCACAGCCGCCGCAGCAGGAAAGTATGGGTGATTCCTTATGAAACAGGACAACGAGCTTGGTTTGCGCATCAGTGCCAAGTATAACCGTATCTACATCCACCGCACAACGCTGAAAGCCATGGGAGACCCGACGTTTGTGTCGCTGGGCATCCACCCGCAGAGCAAAAAGCTGGTGGTGCTGGCAGCAGAGGAGGAAACACCAGATGCGCTGCGTGTCCGGTGCTGGGAGAATAATTCCTTCTGTATCCAGAGCAAGGCGCTTCTGGATGGTATCTGCACGGTGGCGCCGCAGGTCGGGGCACAGGACTCCTGCCTGCTGCACGGAAGGCTGCTGAAGGAACAGAATGCAGCCGCCTTTGATATGAACGACATCGAAACCATCACGGAAGCGGAATGAGGGAAAACACATGAAACAGGTCTGGCAAATCGACCCGGAGTTCAAGCGGCTGAGCGTTCCGCTGTCCCCAGAAGAAGAACGAAAACTGGAAAATAGCCTGATTCGGAAAGGTTGCATGGACCCCATCGCTGTTTGGCATGGATGCATTCTGGATGGACACAAGCGTTATAAAATTTGCAGCTACGAAGAGATGGACTACAAAACAGTAGAGATGAATTTTGTCTCCAGAGAGGATGCTATTATCTGGATATGCAAAAAGCGAGTTGAGGAATCTTCTGCGGACAAAACGATTTATAAGTACCTTGTAGGAAAATGGTATAACGCAGAGAAAACAAGGATTCACGCAAAACGAAAAGAAGAACGAAGAAAAAGTCTGGATTTAGCAATCAAGCAAAAAGGAGAGGAAGGACAGCTGGTAAGTATTCCAGTGGATCGTATATCCAAAGTAATAGCAGTGCAGATTTCAATGTCGTATAATTCAGTAGAGTCGTATGGTATGCTGGCAAAATTTCTGGATGAGATTGCAGAAAAGGATGAATCCTTTTTTACGGCACTTGTTGAGAACAAAATCGTTGTATCCTTTGAAAAACTGCGGAAGTTTGCACAAATGGATGAAGCAAAGCTAATTGGTATCAGGAGAAAACTGCTACGAGAAGAAGATGTGAAAATGAGACGGAGAAAGCCACACAAAAAACAGACTGAGGAAAGGACACGAGCGGAGGAAAAAAAGCCAGCAACGCCGCTTGAAGTTGGTATCAAAGATATGCCGCAATTCGATCCTGATATGGAATTCCGTGGATTAGCACTGACGATTCCCACATGGATAAATGCCATCGCACGAACCCGGGTAAAGACGGATATCGAGTTGGTGTCCGAGCCGACCAAAGCGCAGCTTGCCGTGATCCTGCGCAGACTGAAAGAACAAATCACGCAGACGCTGGAGGCGATTGAAAAATGATTGCAGGAGATATGCTGACCCAAGCGCAGCAGCGCTGCATTCCGGATGTGTCCTTTGAACTGATCCCCATCCGAAATCTGGTTTCCAATCAGGAATACCAGCGGCCGCTGTCCGAAAATCATATCCGAAAAGCTCTGGAAGAATTTGACGTGTACCAGATCAATCCGGTGAAAGTGAGCCGCCGGGACGGTATCAACTATGTGTTTGACGGACAGCACACCATTGAGATCATCGCCAGTGAGTCCGGCTCCCGTGATACCCCGGTGTGGTGCATGATCTACGATGACCTGAAATATAAGGAAGAAGCCCATATCTTTGCCGATCAGCAAAAGCACGTCAAGGCACTGTCCTCTTTCGAGACCTTCAAGGCACATATCGAAGCGGATGACCCGAAACAGAAAATGATCGAGGCCATTGTGCAGTCCTATGGGCTGGCAATCACCTCGACCAAAGCGAAAAACGGTATCAGTGCAGTTTCTACACTGGAGCGCATCTATGACAAATACGGGCAGGCTGTTCTGGACAGAACGCTCCGTCTGGCAGCGGCAACATGGGAGGGAGAAAACAACTCCTTTTCCGGCAACATCCTGATGGGTATCGCCCGCATCGTTGTGGCCTACGGTGATACCGTCCGGGATGATGTGTTCAAAGACCATGTGGGGCGTGTTTCAGTGAAGGCAATCATCCGTGCGGCAAAAGAACGCCGCCCCGGCGCGCTGGGCTATTCTGAAGCCATGATTATCGAATACAACAAGAAAAGCAAGTTCCGCCTTTCGCTGAAAACGCTCTATGGCGGGAAACAGACTTCGGATGTGGATGAATTTGGAGAAGAATAAGGAGGAGAGAACATGGCACAGATGACCTCTGCGATGGCGGCAAAATACTTAAAAAAGCTGAATGAAGAGCATGATGCGCTACTACGGCGAGAAAAGAAAACAATGACGTTTACGGCGGCGATTCAGGAAAATAGGGAGGAAGTGTGTCCGGAATACAATTACAGTGCTGTTCAGGTGCAGCTTTTGGAGCTGGAAAGAAAAATACATGCCGTCAAGCACGAAATCAGTTTGTTCAACCTGAATCAGTCAGTTCCGGGCTTTGATATGACGGTGGATCAAATGCTCGTCTATATTCCACAGTTGACCGCAAGAAAAAATAAGTTGGAGCGAATGCGCAGCCGTCTGCCCAGAGAACGAGTGCAGGACAGTTATAGCAGGAACTCCACCCTTGTGGAATATGAGTATAGCAACTATGACATCCAGAAGGTGGCAGCCGATTATAGCAGTGTTGCAGACGAGTTGGCCCGTGCGCAGAATGCGCTGGATCAGGTGAACGCTACTGTTACATTTGAAGTAGTAATAGAATGATATGCTTTCCGGGAATTTACCAGATGCACTCCTATGGAAATGCAGAAAGGTGAATTCTAAAAACCTGGACATTTTGAAGACTGGGTCTGCGCTTGCCCTAAGAGCGGGTTTGTGTTGATTGGTTCAGTTATTAGGTACCCGTTATTATTTTGTTATGCAAATCTGTTTAATGTTATCGTGGCCTGTAGGTCGCACCGATATTAAAAACGTCTGTCCAAGGGCAGAGGAGGTACGGTTACAATCTGTCCGATTTATTGTACATGACTTCGGCTATACTGCTGTACGGCTGAATCGGAAATAAGCAGCAGGAGGATTTCTATGAAAAGAAAAATTCGTATCGATGACTCGGATTTTCTTGAGCCGGATCGAGATAGTGCTCGAAAGGTGATCTTCCTTGACATTGACGGTGTGCTGAATCAAGACAACGGTGGTCCTAAAATCGAGGAATGCTTTGTGAAACGTCTGGCGCACATTGTGGAAGAAACCGGGGCAGAACTCGTGCTTTCGTCTTCATGGCGCAGTGCCTATGCAAGCCATGTAAACCCTGAATATAACTATCAGAATAAAGATGTGGCGTTGCTAATCTCTATGCTGGAACAATATCATCTGAGAATTATGGATGTGACACCAGATTTAACCAGCGGCGCCTATGCACGACCCTTTGAAGTTCGTGCATGGCTGCTGGAGCAGGGCAATCTGGAGCGGTTTGTAATTCTGGATGATGACATCTTCTGGGCATGGAACTGGCTGGGAGATTATTTCGTCTGCACAACGCATCTGAACGATAGGGGAAAATGCGTTTACGGGATGACAGATGAAGATGCTGAAAAAGCAATCGAAATCCTAAATCGATCGCTGGTCAAATATAGCTTTTAGGTGGAGAAAAGAAGATGGAAGATTCACTGGATGAACTTGTAGAGAAGACAGAAACTGGGTATAACCTCGTTGTGACGCAAGAAAACAAACAGACATGGCTAGAACTTATCCGAGATGCAAAAGCAGCGGCGCGTAAGAGATATACGGAGTTATACTCTGGAGCATCTGTGGATTCCTCTATGACGGCACAGATTTGGATAGAGGGATTTCAAGCAGGTTATATCGGGGGCTGCATCGGGGCTTTCCTTGATGTTGACCAGGATCAACAAATGGATTTGGAAGGACAAGCTGAAATAATACTTCGAGAATTCAGGGACGCTTGAAAATGATGGAGGCACACAAATGTCAGCAAATAAGGAATACGGAGCACAATGCTTGGCGTATGGCGATGTCTTTGCGGGCGGAAGTGCGGCTAATCTGCAAAGCTTTCTGATTTTGGCTGATTGATAAGGACGAAGAAGCTGTACAGTGGTCGCAGCGGAGAGTAGAGCCCCTTGCAAGACTTTTAATGGGTGAGGATGAGCAAGAATGGATAAGGTGAAAATAACGAAAGATAATTTGAAATTCTTATTGTATCTTCTGGATGAAGCAGAAAGAATATCTTATGATCGATGCAAGGCAGAATCTCCGGGAATAGAGGTTGATAAGTCACTTGGGTGTGCAATCTGGATGCATGCATTTGAGGTTGGTTATGTAGAAACTCTGTTGAAAGTTAAATACAAGGATTGTGCAATAAGTGATGAAAGCGTAGAAGATTTGATAGCAGAACTGAGAAAAATTAGAAGCGAAAACAAGTCGATTCGGGACTATTTGTAATGTAAAGTGAATTTTCTGATGCTGATGATACAGAAAAAGAGGCAAATTGTATGTCTGACTATAACGAAATTGGTGCGATGAATTTCGCAGAAGGCTTTTTACTAGCCGGTGGACAAGCAGATATACTGCACAAAATAATTGTAAAAGAGTATGATTTGGACGAGGCGACCGCTGACTGGCACATTGAGCATGCGCAGCGATGGGCGGTGCGGGCAAGGAAGGCGCTGAATTGCGGAGGCGGTGAGGAAAATGAAAACCGATAAGTTTATGTACCTGCCAACAATGACAGAAGATGAATTTACAGAGAACATTGGAAAGGAAGCTTTCTTCCGCAGATTCGGAAACCCTGCGGTGATCTGCACGCAAGCGGGGGAAGATTACATCGTGCTGAGTGCCGAATTATACGATCGAATGGCAGAACTATGTGGCTTTCCGGGAACAAAGGAGTTGATTGAGCGTGAACCGAGAACTTGATGGCTGCTATTTCCGTATTGTGCGGGACGGCGTGGGGCAATCTGTGTGCTTTACCGATCTGACGAAGGGAGAGCGCGACATACTGTTGGCAGACAAGGACACGCAATTTCTGAAAAATCTATGCTGCTATCTGGCAGATCGAATCCAAGAACTGGGAGATATCATCGAGGAGCAATCCCGGCAGCTTCTTATGGATGATCTTGCAATATTGCGGGCATTACCACACTGCTAAGAAAATCGAAAAAATTCAATTTATGTACAACGATTTTGACGAATTTCCTGAAAATAAAGGTGGCGAAATCGATGATGAAGATGAACTGTGCTATGAATGCAGTTTATACGATGATAACTCATATTTAGATGAAAATGGTGAATGGGTAAATTGTTGCCTAGAGTGTCCTCTTAATAGAATGAACGATGATGATTAAATGCAGCAGGATAAAACAGCATGGAAACAATGAAATTGGAACAGCTGATTCAGGCAACGAGTGGTCTGAGTAACCGGAAAGAAACACCGGTTCTTGTCAACGGACAGCCAATCACGGAAATTCGTATTTCCATTAAAGATGATGCCCAGTGCGTAAATCTTGTGTCGGAAAATTCTGCGGCAGAGTCGTATGATGTGCACTGCGCATTTGATGAAGAGCACAAAGAATGGCTCTATGTGATTTCTATATCGGAAAAAGACAAGGCGGTACTTGAAGAAATCTGCAAAAACTATAAAATAAAGGTAGAAGATTTGGTGCGGCAATTTTACTTGTGGGTGATACGAGATCCGGAAGCTGTGGCGCAGTGGCTGAAGGGTGAAGCTGAAAATAAGAAGGTGTGAAAATGGGACGGCAGGATAATGTTGAGATTTTTGAAGATACGCAGCGGTTGTACAGCAGCAACGAACGGCTAATCTCTGCAATCAAGCATTCCAGCGCAATGCAGCAGTGCTTTGAAGGAAATGTAAGTTACTGGTATGGTTCGGAGAATCGAATCTACCAAAAGCCTGCAAGAATTGTTTTGAGCCCCAAGCGCACGCTGGAGGCGGCAGAGTTTTATGCATATGCCGAAAAGAAAGTCTGTGTGTTGAATTTTGCATCTGCGACGAATCCGGGCGGCGGTGTGATTAAGGGCTCGTCTGCGCAGGAAGAAGCAATCTGCCGTTGTTCTACGCTCTATCCAAACCTGAAAGCAGAGCGTGTATGGGAGAAATTTTACGCACCCCATCGGCGTGCCCGTGATCCGCTGCATAACGATGACTGTATTTATACGCCGGGTGTGATGGTCTTTAAATCAGACACGGATTATCCGCAGTTGTTGCCAGAAGAAAAGTGGTATTCGGTCAACGTTCTGACCTGCGCTGCACCCAACTTGCGGGAGCGTCCCAGCAACGAAATGAACGCCGGGGACGGCGGTGCCGCCGTACATATCAGTAGGGAAGAGCTGCAAGCGCTGCATGAAAAGAGAATGCGTAAAGTTTTGGAGATCGCATGGAGAAAAGGAAACGAGGTTGTTATCCTTGGGGCATTTGGCTGCGGTGCATTCCGCAACCCGCCGGCGGTTGTGGCACAGGCGATGAAAACTGTTGTTCAAGAATGCAGGAAAAACTTTGAAACGATTGAATTTGCTGTTTATTGCTCACCGCGAGATGATGCGAATTATCGGGTATTTCAGAGCGTTTTGGGCGGCTTATAAAAGTTGAATATGGTCGGTGCGGAGACCTGAAACCCGCACGAGTGCAGGGAAATGCTGCGTAAAAGACAGGAGATGCAGTGTGCGGACGGTGCGCCTTTCTCGGTATAATAGACTTTTAGAGAATTTCGTTTCAAACGAAATGTAGACGAAATCGTAGATATAAATTTCGCTATATGCGAAATGAGGGACGCACCAATAGCTGGAGGCGGGCATGAGGTATTATATTGCAGACTGCCACTTTTATCATAAAAATCTGCTGACGGAAATGGAAAACCGTGACTTTGAATCTGTGGAGCAGATGAACGAGGTAATGATAGAAAAGTGGAACAAAAAAGTGCAGGCACGGGATGAAGTGGTGATTCTTGGTGACCTGTCTCTTGGCAATGGAAAGGAAACCAACGAAATACTGTGTCGGCTGAAGGGGCGGCTCTACTTGATTCGAGGAAATCACGATGAGAGGTACTTAAGGGACAGGGATTTTGACGCATCCCGGTTTGAATGGGTCAAGGACTATGCGGAGATCCATGATAACAAACGAAAAATCGTTCTGATGCACTATCCGGTATTCTGCTATAACGGTCAGTTTCGGCGTGGGGCAGATGGAACTCCGCTGACCTATATGCTGCACGGGCATATCCATAAGACAGAAGATCAGGTGCTGGTGGATCGGTTCTGTGCAGAGACTAAAGCAACGATGCGGAAAAGTGCCCATCAGGAAACAGCGCAGCCAGTGCCGTGCCAGATGATCAACTGCTTCTGTATGTATTCGGACTACACGCCACTGACACTGGAAGAGTGGGTGGAGTGTGACCAAAGACGGCGCAACAAAGCTGATTGTGGCTAATGCGGGGAACGGAAATTGAAATATAAACAAGATTATTGAATTTAATATTCGATTTTCAAAATTCGTGTTGCTATTTTCCGAAGAAGTTGGTATACTAAAATCGGAGGTGGTATCTGTGAGCGAAATGCCGATTGTTCGGATTCAACGGGCTGCTATCAGAAATTTCAGAAATGTGGAATCCGGAGAAATTCGTTTCCCCTGCAATTATGGTGAAGATATTTTTGCGCCCAAAGCAGATGTTCTTGGAATTTATGGTCAGAATGGATCGGGTAAGACTACGTTTATTGATGCGTTGGAGATTTTGAAGACGCTGCTGTGCGGTCAGAAAGTAGGAACTGAATTGTCTGACTGCATTTCTTATGGACAGGAGCAGGCAGAACTGCAATTTGAGTTTAGTATTCTCAAACTGGATAAAGGCAGCGTGTCATACAGACGACGGCTTATCTATTCTGCTATTCTGAGCAGAGACACGATTGATGAATCGGTCAAGTGTGTTACGCCCAGCAGTACTCCGGAAAAGACCTCTCGAATTAAGACTATTTTTGAGTGTACCCATGAGGCGGAGAACGCCGTGTTCCTGCCGCAGGTTAAATTGGATTCTCTATTTGGTACAAAACAGAGTGCAAAGGTGAATGAGCTTCGTGTCACTAAAATGTTGTGCCAAAAGGAGCATCGTTCCTTTTTGTTCTCTCCTGAATTTTTAAAGATGCTCCACGATGCCGCACAGAAAAACGATGACGACGTTGAACCATTATTTGAGATCGCATATTTTGCAAAGACGTCTTTCTTTGTTATTCTAAACCGCAATAATGGACTTATTTCGTTGGATGCAGCAATTCCTGTCAATTTCAGAACAGAAACGGCAGGTGGTATGTTTACGTTGCCAATTGACCGACCGACGACGATTCCGAGTAATCTCTTGGAGATTGTCCGACAGGTTATATCGACTATCAGTATGGTTCTCTGCAAAATCATTCCGGGTGTGAAATTGACACTTGTAGAACTTGGTACGGAGCTAATGGAAGATGGAAATCAGGGTACAAAAATTCAGCTGGCGCGCGAGCTTCTCTGTGCGAATGGAGAAACACATCGACTGCCTTTGAAGTATGAATCTGAAGGCATTAAGAAAATCACGTCCATCTTGCATTTGCTAATTGCGGCATATAATAATCCATCCATCACACTTGCGATTGATGAATTGGATTCTGGCATCTATGAGTATTTGCTTGGAGAATTGCTGCGCATTATCCAGAATTCGGGCAAGGGACAATTGATTTTTACTTCCCATAATCTTTATCCGCTGGAAACATTGGATAGCGATTCTATTGTTTTTACAACGACAAAAAATGATGACCGTTATACACGCATCAGAAGTGTGAGAGCCACGAATAATCTTCGTTCTATGTACCTGCGTGAAGTGATCCTTGGGAGCGATAATGACGCAGCACTGTATGAGGAAACCAATGTGTCTGAAATTGCCCACGCAATGAGAGTGGTTGGTAAGCGTATGGAGAATATCTCTATAAAAGAGGAAATGTCCTCGGAGGTGTCCCATGGCTAAAAAGAAGGTCATGCTCTTTATTGTAGAGGGCCCAACAGATGAAACCAGCCTCTCCACAGTTCTGAACCGTATTTTTTCATCCTCAACGGTGAAATTTCAAGTTGTTCACGGTGATGTGTTGACTCGTGATTTTACGTCATCGGATAAAATTGTGGCTGCGGTATGGGACCAAGTCAAAGCCTTTATGGGTGAAATCTATAAGAAGAGCGACATTTGCCGCATCGTTCACCTTACCGATATGGATGGAGTTTTTGTTCCGGATAATGCGGTTGTAGAGGATAATATGATGGCAGATGGTGCTCCACCGCATTACACAGAAACTCAAATTCAAACACCAAACCGTGTTGGCATTTTGGATCGGAATAAGAGAAAGCGGAAGAATGTCGACCGACTTTCTGCTTGCCCTAGAATCGCAGGCATTCCATATAGTATGTACTATTTTTCCTTGAATCTTGATCATGTCCTTCATGGGAAAACGAATATTTCCGCATGGGAAAAGGTTCGGTGTGCCGAGGAATTTGATTTGAAGTACGGGGATGATCCAGATGGCTTTACTCTTTTTATGAAAGGGTCATCTTTCTCCGTATGTGATGATTACCGTAGCTCATGGGCGTTCATTAAAACGGGACTGCACTCATTAGAGAGACACAGTAATTTTGGTATAGAGCTGCCACCTGTAGAAATCAAGGAGGATGAAACCACCGAGTGAATTTCTTGGAATGAGTAAAATTTCAAGCCTGAAACACCTCGTTTAAAATTGTGGCACAGATACCGATTATTAGCAAGTGTTTTGAAACAACTTGTTTCAGATTGATGATTATGGTACGCTGCGAAAAAGTGCCCATCAGGAAGAAGCCAAGCTGATATCTTCCCTGGTATATGGCGATTTACTTTAAGCAGGAGCAACTCTCCGAAGGATTGACTTACGAAGTGGATTTAAGTGGACTTTGAGTGCATATAAGGGATTCAATGAAGTGGAGACAATCAAATGCATAAAAAAGCTGATTCTGTGAATATCTGGAGCAGATATCTTAAAGGAACGCCTGCCCAGGAAATATATACTCGGTACAAGAAAGCACTTTCTGAAGAAAGTAGAGCAATGCAGTTTTCACAAAAGATGGAGTTCTATTTGATGGAAAAGGATGACGATGAGTTGATGGCTGCAATAGCATGTTTTACGCCGCCTCAAATGGACACTGTCTTAAGAGGGGTGCACAAAATAGTTTGTAATGATCCAACAATTGTAGCAGATATGAAGAATGTACACCAAGAAGAAAAAATGAACGCATTTCTAAAAAGGATAGTTCAGTATTGGGGAGCAGTAGAAGACGAAAAAGTCAATGAGGCGATTGGAGGTTTTACGAATTTTGAAAAGATCACATTGCTTCGGGTGCTCCATAAGCAGTGTATCCCTACATTCTAAAGCAAGAAGCATGGGTTGAATTGATTGATGTTGCCACAGCATACATTAAACTGAATCCGTCTGGAGAATGCCTGCCATCGGACAGTAGAACATATTTCAAGGAAAATGGATTCCGTTACACAGATGGCCAGAAGAAAAAGCTCCTAAAAACGGTAAGTGGCGGACTAACCGATTATATGTCAAACTGGCATAGAGAAAACCTGAATAAAAATGAATTCCGAGCAGATTATTGAAATTTAACATAGGAAATAAGGAATGAAGAACTCACCTTTTGCATCAATTTGCAACGAACTAGCAGCTGAATTTGATACCGCAGATATTACGAGAGATATTAATAGGACACAAGAATTGCTTGAAAAAGCGAAAAACATTTTAAATGACAATGATACGCCGGAATATGCTCCGCTTTTTTATTCTGTTGGAACATCAACAACGATTTTAAGAGATGACCTATTACGAAAAAGCACTGCAGAAAATCCATACACAGACGATGAAATAATTAAAACCCATAGCCAGGCTTTGTGGTATTTTCGACATGCAGAAGAGTTGTTAAATCAAATAGAAGTAAACAAGGAAAACTATCCTTATGTTACAGGAATTCGAATGATTCTGTATGTGAATCTTGGTAACGCACTGGATTTTTGCGGTAGAAAATGCTCGGCAATGGGCTATTACAGTAAAGCCACGGAGCTTCACCCTTTTGGAATGGCACTTGGTAATATAGGAAATGCTCTAGAACATTATGCATCTCTCGAAGGTGATGAAGGGCATTGCGCGGTTCTATTTAGAACAGCTTATAAATATTACTTGGAAGCTGAACGAGCAAACGATTCTTATACATATGAGGAGGCAAAACGGGGATTTTCTGAGAGACGAAAAGCTATGGAATCACACTTCGGAAAAGAGAATCTTAAGGCACAGAGTGAACTTATTCCCGTAGAAATGGAATCCGAAATGGAAGTTTCTTATAGAAAATGGTGCCTTGCCAATCATTTATTCCTAAACACGCTGAATGACCTGCCAGAATTAAATGAAGCCTTTATGCAGGACATACTTCAGATTACATCTATTACAACGGCGATTGAACAAGAAAATCCGCCATTTGTCTTTGAAATGTTCAATCAAATCAAGGAAGAATATATTTATGCGAGATATTTGCTTTATGAAGTAGTAAATCCTAGTGGCAAAGTCCATTTTGCAGATAAGGAAACTCATCTGGAGGATACACTGAATTACAGCAGTTATTCCATTCGAATTGAAAAATTAAAAACCGCATATAGAACATTATATTCCATTTTTGATCGAATTGCCTTTTTGTTGAATGCATATTTGGAACTTGGTATTGTTGAGCAAAAAGTGAATTTTGACAGTATTTGGAGTAGATTGAAAGAGAAGGAAGCGAAAAACATAGCATTATCAGCGTTACATTGGATTGATAGAGATTTTAAAGAAAAATTTGGCAATGCTGGTGCTCCACATACGAAAAAAATAAAAATGTTGAGAAACGCTTTAGAACATAAATTTGTTTCGGTACATATGTTCTCAACTGAGAATGAAGTGAAAATCGGAAAGGACTATATCTATCGGATTTCAGAAGAGAATTTAATAGAGTGTACAATGGATTTGCTACAACTAATTAGAGAAGCTGTAATTGAGTTGACGATAGCAATCCGAATAGAAGAAAAGCAGAGAAATCCTAGTGAGAAGAAAGTTCTTCAGATGTCAATGATGGAATATCTAGATGAATTTAAAATATAAGTGTTAAGAAAAATTCTTTTATCATTTTAGATTCTTGCAATCCCTTGACACATATGTTATAATGGGCTTATGAAGCCCATTAGGGAAACACACACAAAGTTTCCAGTCGGGCAAAACAGAATATTGATTTTAGAGCAGTCGCGTAGTGTGTGCTATGTGACTGCTTTTTCTTTTGCTTAATAATTAGTCATGGCTAACTATTGCAACTGAGGAAAAACAGTCATAACCCTTTCTGCTATCAAAGACCTCATGCTGGAGACCTTTGAGGTCAGCAAAGTCCTCATCATTGCACCGCTGCGTGTCGCCCGTGACACATGGCCGGCAGAGATCGAAAAGTGGGATCACTTAAAAGGGCTGGACATTTCCGTCATCGTTGGAGATGTCAAGACCCGGATCGCAGCAGTCCACCACCCGGCGATGATCTACATCGTCAATCGGGAGAACATCAAGTGGCTGGTGGAGTATTACGAGAAAAATGGAATGCGCTGGGATTTTGGCATGGTTGTGATCGATGAGCTGTCATCGTTCAAGAACTATCAGTCCCAGCGTTTTAAGTTCCTGCGAAAAGTCCGTCCGTTTGTGAAGCGGTGGGTCGGTCTGACCGGCACACCTTCTTCCAACGGCCTTATGGATTTGTGGGCAGAGATTGGGATTCTGGATGGCGGGGAGCGCCTTGGAAAGTTTATCGGCCGCTACCGGGAAGCCTACTTTAAGGCTGGGTCGATGAATCCGGCAACAGGCATCGTATTCCAGTATGTACCCAGACAGGGAGCAGAGGAGATGATCTACCAGCGGATCTCTGACATCACGATTTCCATGAAGGCTCTGGATTATCTCAATATGCCGGATTGTGTACCTACAAGGTGCGAAGTCGAGATGAATACGCAGGAAAGGGAACTCTACGATATGCTCCGGCAGGATCTTTTGATCCCGCTGAAAGACGGTGACATAGACGCTGCCAATGCTGCATCCCTGACAGGGAAGCTGTTGCAGATGAGCAATGGCGCGGTCTATGACGAGAACGGCAAAGCAAGAGTCATCCATGACCACAAGCTGGAAGCTCTCGAAGATCTGATCGAAGCCGCCAACGGACAGCCGGTGCTGGTGGCCTACTGGTTTAAGCATGACCGGGAGCGTATCATCAGCCATCTGTCGAAGCTGAAAATCAAAGTCCGGGACATCAAGAGCAGCACTGACATCAAGGATTGGAACGCCGGGAACATCCCGGTTGCACTGATCCACCCTGCATCGGCCGGACATGGCCTGAACATCCAGCAGGGCGGACACATCCTGATCTGGTTCGGGCTGACCTGGTCTTTGGAACTGTATCAGCAGACCAATGCTCGTCTTTGGCGGCAGGGACAGACCCATGTGGTGACCATTCATCACATCATTACGAAGAATACCGTGGACGAGGATGTCATGGCGGCATTGGAGCAGAAAGACATGACACAGGAAAAGCTGATATCTGCCGTTAGAGCACGGCTGGAGGAATAGGAGAAGATTATGGAAAAGAATACGACCCATTACAAGTTTCTGAATGCAAAGGATCGTGCCTCTGAGAGAAAGAACTCTCACGGCATTCTGGATACCGACCGATATCACTACAAGACTGCACCGCATGTGCAGACCGGCAAGCGGAAGCGCGACAGCGATGGATTTTTCACACCGTATGCGATGTTCCGTCCGTACAGTGGCACTGGGCTGCTGTGTGCGATCTTCGGGGAAACACCTGCCCGTAAGACCTCTGACCTGCGAGTCACACAGGATATCTGGGAAATCTGAAATGGACGGCATCCGGTGTGGCAGCCAGTATGCGGAATGAACGGTACTGTGGCGATGTTCTGACCAGAAAACGGTTCACGAAGTTCGCTGCAGATGTTCATGAACAGAAGTCTTTCAAAAATAGGGGACAGAAACCCCAGAGTCATTATCTGGATGATCATGAAGCCATCATCGACCGGAATGACTTTCTTGCAGTTCAGCGTATTATGAACAATGCTAAGTTCGGCGGTACATCACTCTTGCCAGAACTGCAAGTCATTCCAGACGGGTTGCTGAAAGGATTTGTCATCATACATCCCAAGTGGGGCAGCTTTACAAAAGCAGATTACATCACTGCCTGTGAGAGTGTAGATAAGGCCAATACGGATGAGAGTCATGTTGAAGTTGAAGAGGGGGCATTTGATTTGACCGGTTATGAAGTAGCAGATTTCAAATTGTTCAGTGACCAGCGTGTGCCGGCCATTATGCTCCACAAGGACAGCATTGCATTCAATGTGGCGGGTATCCGGGAAATGGATTTAAAGGATAATTATGTGGAGCTACTGGTGCATCCGCTGAGGAAAGAGATGGCAGTGCGTCCCACTACCAAGGAGAACCGCTGCGCTATTCAGTGGGCTAACGGTGCTCGCGGAAATCGTCAGTCTCGTCCAGTGGCGGCTAAAGCATATATCCAGACTTTGTATCAAATCTTCGGCTGGGAACGAGAGAACAATTACAAGCTCTATGGTCGAATCTACCGGGATGGGCAGGATGCTGCCTGCATTTTTGCAGGTACGAATGCCAGCGTGTACATTAAGAATAACGAGGTCGCCGTGGAAGATGCCACAGGCCAGAGTATCAGTCGGCAGGGACGGCGGATTCATGGTGTAGTCGGTGATTTTGGACGGAGCATAGGGAATGAGTATTATGTAGAGAAAAGCATGACGGAACTCCGGAATTTGACCCGTCAGGAGTGGCAGACCCGGTTGGCCGGCCAGATGGTCAGTACCGGCTCGGAACTTCAGGTGACACCATATGAGGAATTGCGCAGTTTCATTCAGGAAGAACTGGGAGAACTGTTTGAGGAGAACGCATGGAAATGATGGAAGAAAATGCACAGACAGAGACAGCAGCGGGAGTGCAGCAAGCAGTACAGCTGACTATGACAGGTGAAGAGGAAATTGACCTTGGTGAATATGAAATCGTTCGCCCGGAGTTTTTTGCGCATATCAAAGAGCCGGCATTAACGATCAATGTGGACAAGATGAGCGTCAACACAGCATGTGTTCGGCTTATGCCAGAGGTAGAATATGTGCAGATTCTCGTCAATCGCACGGAGAAAAAGCTACTGCTGAAACCGTGCGATGAAATTGAAATCACCGGTTATCGTTGGGGCAGAACAAAGAATGGCAAGCGGTATCCATCCCCACGAACAGGAGAACTGTTTGTTCTGACTCTTTGTGAACTCATGGACTGGAATCCGGATTATCGTTATAAGGTGTTAGGAAAAGTTGTGAAAGCGAAAGGACAGGCTGTGATCGCGTTTGACCTGACCTCCAGTGAATGTTTCCCGAAAGTGATTAACCGCGATGGCAAAAAAGTCAGCAGCCGGCAGTCTATCTTTGCTGAGCAGTGGGACGGCAAATTCGGCCCGACATACTCCGAGAGTCAGCGGTCGCTTGAGGTCAAAACTTTCGATAACTACACCGTCATTACGGTGAACGGGAAGACAGCAAAAGTGCAGCCGCAGAGGAACTGAGAAAGCAGAGGTGGTCTTTTATGAAGCAAGAGAATGGGCTGGGATTACGCATCGATGCCAAATATAATCGCATCTATATTCACAAGGCAACATTGAAAGCCATCGGTGATCCGGAATTTGTATCGTTGGGTATCAATCCAGACAAAAAGAAGATGGTGGTGCTGGTTTCGGCTGCAAAATCGAAAAATGCCATCCGTGTGCAGGATGCGGAGGATAACACATTCTTTGTTCAAAGCAAGGTGCTTTTGGATGGAATCCGGACGGTGGCGCCGCAGATTGGTGCACAGGACTCCTGCTTGCTGTACGGAACATTGTTGAAAGAGCGCAAAGCTGTCGCGTTTGATATGAATAATATCGAAATGATGCCGGAAATGGAATGAGGAAAGTAAATGAAGCAGTTTTTTCAAATTGATCCAGAGTTCAAGAGATTAAGTGTTCCGCTTTCGGCGGAGGAGGAACGCAGACTGGAAAAAAGCCTGATGAGGGAAGGCTGTAAAGACCCCATTGTTGTGTGGAATGGCTGTATTCTAGATGGGCACAAGCGGTATGAGGTTTGCAGCTATGAAGAGATAGAGTATGAAACAGTATGCGGCATTGTTTAATGTTTGTCGGTCTGCGGATCAACCTGAAAACGATAAATTCTGTCCATGAGCAGGGGAGGTACGGTTACAATCTGTCCATTTTATTGTATATAACTTCGGCTATACTGTTGTATGGTTGGATTGGAAATAAGCAACAGGGGAGGATTTCTTATGAAAAGAAAAATTCGCATCGATGACTCGGATTTTCTTGAGCTGGATCGAGATAGTGCGCGGAAGGTGATTTTCCTCGACATTGACGGTGTGCTGAATCAAGACAACGGCGGTCCTAAAATCGAGGAATGTTTTGTGAAGCGTCTGGCGCACATTGTAGAAGAAACCGGAGCAGAACTCGTGCTCTCCTCTTCATGGCGCAGTGCCTATGCGAGCCATGTAAACCCTGAATATAACTATCAGAACAAAGATGTGGCATTGCTGATTGCCATGTTGGATCAATATCACCTGAGCATTATGGATGTGACACCAGATCTGACCAGCGGCCCATATGCGCGACCTCTTGAAATTCGGGCATGGCTGCTGGAGCAGGGAAATCTGGAACGGTTTGTGATTCTGGACGACGAGATCTTCTGGGCGTGGAATTGGCTTGCAGATTATTTCGTCTGCACAACGCATTTAAACGATAGGGGAAAGTGCGTGTACGGGATGACAGATGAAGATGCTGAAAAAGCAATCGAAATCCTGAATCGACCGCTGGTCAAATATAGCTTTTAGGTGGAGAAAAGAAGATGGAAGATTCACTGAATGAACTTGTAGAGAAAACAGAAACTGGGTATAACCTCGTTGTGACGCAAGAAAACAAACAGATATGGATAGAACTTATCAAGGAAGCAACAGCAGCGGCGCGTAAAAGGTATACGGAGCTATACCCCGGAGCATCTGTGGATTCCTCTATGACGGCACAGATTTGGATAGAGGGATTTCAAGCAGGTTATATCGGGGGCTGCATCGGAGCTTTCCTTGATGTTGACCAAGATCAACAAATGGATTTGGAAGGACAAGCTGAAATAATACTTCGAGAATTCAGCAACGCTTGAAAATAACGGCACACAAATGTCAGCAAATAAGAAATACGGAGCGTAATGCTTGGCGTATGGCTATGTCTTTGCGGGCGGAAGTGCGGCTAATCAGCAAAGCTTTCTGATGTTGGCTGATTGATAAGGACGAAGAAGCTGTACAGTAGTCGCAGCGGACAGTAGAACACCTTGCAAGACCTTTAATGGGTGAGGATGAGCAAGAATGGATAAGGTGAAAATAACGAAAGATAACTTAAAATTCTTATTGGATCTTCTGGATGAAGCAGAAAGAATATCTTATGATCGATGCAAGGCAGAATCTCCGGGAATAGAGGTTGAAAAGTCACTTGGGTGTGCAATCTGGATGCATGCATTTGAGGTTGGTTATGTAGAAACTCTGTTGAAAGTTAAATACAAGGATTGTGCGATAAGTGATGAAAGCGTTGAAGATTTGATAGCAGAACTGAGAAAAATCCGAAGTGAAAATAAGTCAATTTGGGACTATTTGTAATGTAAAGTAAATCTTCTGATGCTGATGATACAGAAAAAGAGGCAAATTATATGTCTGGCTATAACGAAATTGGTGCGATGAATTTCGCAGAAGGATTTTTACTAGCCGGAGGACAAGCAGGTATACTGCGCAAAATAATTGTAAATGAATATGATCTGGACGAGGCAACCGCTAACTGGCACATTGAGAATGCGCAGCAATGGGCGGTGCAGGCGAGGAAGGCGCTGAATTGCGCAAACGGTGAGGAAAATGAAAACCGATAAGTTTATGTACCTGCCAACGATGACAGAAGATGAATTTACAAAGAACATAGGAAAGGATGATTTCTTCCGCAGATTTGGAAACCCTGCAGTGATCCGCACAAACGCGGGGGAAGGCTACATCGTGCTGAGCGCCGAATTGTACGATCGAATCGCAGAACTTTGTGGCTTTCTGGGAACAAAGGAGTTAATTGAACATGAATCGTGAGCTTGATGGCTGCTATTTCCGTATTGTGCGGGACGGCGTGGGGCAGTCGGTGTGTTTTACGGATCTGACAAAAGAAGAACGCACCGCACTGCTGGCAGACAAAGATGAGCAGTTCTTACGAAATTTATGCTGCTATCTGGCAGATCGAATCCAAGAATTAGGAGATATCATCGAGGAGCAATCCCGGCAGCTTCTCATGGATGATCTTGCAATAGGGCGGACATCTGGCGAGGAAAATGGTTGGATTCCTGCAGAAGATGTGCGGAAGCATTTTGCGGAAAGAATATGATATCGCAAGGAAAGAAGGCAGACGGATGAACGCATTTGATGTGGATTACTGGATCAGTGTCATGTGTAGATGCAGTTGGACACTGCGAACTTTGGATGAAAAGAGCCTGCACGCCTTGATGTACTTATTCCACCTGACTGACCAAATCGCCCCTGTTGGTCGGGATAACCGCCGTGAGTTCTGGATTACTGCAAGGCGTGGAGGTGTCGATGATTTTCGATCGTATTACGATGAAGATGCTACCGAAGAAGAACTTGCGGAAGCCATGCAGGAGCAATACCCGAAAGAAGAATACTGGTACAAATTCGTATCTGTCCATCACACGGATTGCCGAAAAGGGGAGTTCTTTGGCGTTTTTCTGAATGGAAAACCTGTCCTGAGCATCAATGATCCCAATGAAGATGGCAATCCGTTTAATGCAATCGAACTGATCGACTGGCTGATTCAAATAGCAAATGGCGTTCTGGACAAGCTGCACGCAGGTACTTATAATACTGAGATTCAGGAAAAGCTGCCGGATGACTATAAATACGGCGTGATCTCCCGGAAGGACTATTGGGATATTTACCCGGAAGACCGTGCAGATTACCGCGGCGCATTTAAGGATTGGCAGATTGAAGAATTTTTGCGCTGCAAGGATGAGTTCTCGACGGATTATATTCCAGAGAACTGTCAGCAGCACATGACTGCCCGTGATTTTTATGAAACCTGCACAGTGTGCTATAAAGCCGTTCAGATGGAACAGCGGGTGCATTTTCCTATCAAGGACTCCAAGGAGGAACACCTGCGGTATAACGGAACAACGCCGAAAGAACTGTATTATATGTTTGCAGACGGCCGGGATGATGGTCTGTCCTGCGTGCCATTAGATGATGCCGCTGCGTTTGCCGAATGGCGCAATCAAAAAGGACCATACTATGAATTCAACGGGCACCATCCATGGGAAATCATACCATCCGGTTCTGTGGAATATAGTATGCACCTGCAGGTCATGAAATCATCAAACGGATTTTATTATGGACTCTCCGGCAGCACTTTTCACCGCAGCAAGGACACAATCCACAGCCATCTTGCCATGCGCAAAGCTGGATTGCCGGTAAAAATCTACGATGGGTTGAAGATGGCGGCACGGTTTGAAGAAACTGATATGATCGGCATTGTGCCGCAGGGCAGGTCGGCTTCCTATGTTGACCGAATTATGCAGTACGAAATTATGGATGCCGTGCATTTGTCCGACGATGAAAACCCAGAGCGAGTTGCTGCAAAAGCTATCTGGCAGCCAGAAATAGAATGCAAACTTCTGTAAGGGAGAAAACTGTAATGAGTGATATGCTGATAGATATCCAATACGATTCAGAGCAGAATGATTACATTTACAGCTTCCGGATGTCCGAGCAGAAAAAGCATGATCTGGAAAAGCGACTGCAAAGCTATGGTGCAACGCTGGAAGAAGCGATACCCAACTATTTGCAGGCTGTTATGAATCAGGAAGATAAAAATGCAAAGGCATAAATAAAAAATGTCTCCCCCATGGGACACATCGAAAACGAGAGGTGTGGGGGAGTCCTGACCCCATTATTATATATGTTGGACTTGAAAATTGCAAGGCGGTGAGTACATGATTTATATCACAGGGGATACCCACGGAGATTTCCGAAATGTAGCGCGGTTCTGCAAAAAGATGCAGACCAGTAAAGAGGATGTCCTGATCATTCTGGGCGATGCGGGCATCAACTATTATGGTCCTGAACAGGACAAGCGGAAGAAAAAATATCTGGAATCACTGCCATTACGATTTTTACAATCCATGGCAATCATGAGATGCGGCCGCAGACGATTCCGACCTACCATGAAGCAGACTGGAATGGTGGCAAAGTGTATGTGGAAGACAACTACCCGCATATCCTGTTTGCCAAGGATGCAGAACTGTACGAGCTGAACGACCTGTTCACTTTTGTAATTGGTGGCGCATACAGCGTGGACAAGAACTATCGCCTGCTGCGCGGTCTTGCATGGTGGCCGGACGAGCAGCCACCTGATGAAATTAAACGTCAGGTGGAAGAAAAGCTTGAGGGGATGGACTGGGAAGTTGACGTGGTTCTGACGCATACTGCACCATTAAAATACGAGCCATCAGAAGTATTTTTGCCGATGATCAACCAGAGCACAGTGGATAAGTCAACCGAGCAGTGGCTGGATACGATCGAAGATCAATTGGATTATCAGAAGTGGTATTGCGGACATTTTCACACCGCTAAGAAAATCGATAATATTCAATTTATGTACAACGGTTTTGATGAATTTCCATCAAAGGATGAAGAAGAGGATTTATGGAATGACTATGACTGCTGTTATGAGTGCGGCGGATACGGAGATGATTTCTATGCAGATGAAAATGGAGAACTGGTGTGCAGATGCCCAGAGTGCCCGAATAATCCATGGAAAGATGATGATTAAAAATAGTAGGAGAAAATAACATGGAAACAATGAAATTGGAGCAGCTGATCCAGGCAACAAGCAGTTTGAGTGACCGTGAAAATACGGCAGTTCTTGTCAATGGACAGCCGATTACAGAAATTCGTATTTCCGTGAAAGATGGTGCCCAGTGCGTAAATCTAGTGTCAGAGAATGCTGACGCAGAACCATATGATGTGCGTTGTGCCTTTGATGAAGAACATAATGAATGGCTCTATGTGATTTCTATGCCAGAAAAAGATAAGATAGTGCTTGAAGAAATCTGCAAAGGCTATAAAATAAAGGTAGAAGATTTGGTGCGGCAATTTTACTTGTGGGTGATGCGAGAGCCGGAAGCAGCGGTACAGTGGCTGAAGGGTGAAGCTGAACATAAGAAGGTGTGAAAATGGGACGGCAGGATAATGTTGAGATTTTTGAAGATACGCAGCGGTTGTACAGCAGCAACGAACGGCTGATCTCTCCAATCAAGCATTCCAGTGCAGGGCAACAATGTTTTTCGGGTAAAGGGTGCCATTGGTACGGCCCTGGTTATCGGATTTATCAGCAACCGGCAAAAGTTATAGTGAGCCCCAAGCGCACGCTGGAAGCTGCAGCACCTTACGCATATGCAGGAAAGAAAGTGTGTGTTCTGAATTTTGCATCGGCGACCAATCCGGGCGGCGGTGTGGTTAAAGGCTCGTCTGCACAGGAAGAGGCAATCTGCCGCTGCTCCACGCTCTATCCGAACCTGAAAGAACAGCGGATGTGGAATCAGTTCTATGCACCCCATCGGCGTGCCCGTGACCCGCTGCATAACGATGACTGCATCTACACGCCGGGCGTGATGGTCTTTAAATCAGACACGGATTATCCGCAGCTTTTGCCGGAAGAAAAGTGGTATTCGGTAAATGTTCTGACCTGCGCAGCGCCCAATCTGAGGGAGCGTCCCAGCAACGAAATGAACGCCGGGGACGGCGATGCCGCCGTACATATCAGTAGGGAAGACCTGCAAGCCTTGCATGAAAAACGGATGCGACGGGTGCTGGAAATCGCATGGGCAAAAGGGAATGAAGTCGTAATTCTCGGTGCATTTGGGTGCGGCGCATTCCGCAACCCGCCGGCGGTTGTAGCACAGGCGATGAAAACGATAGTACAAGAATACCGGATGCGTTTTGAAACCATTGAGTTCGCTGTATACTGCACAACGCAGTATGATACGAATTATCGTGTGTTCCAGCAGGTTATTAGCGGCTTGTGAGCTGCTGCATATGGTCGGTGCGGAGACCTTAGACCCGCACGAGTGCAGGGGAACGCTGCGTAAAAGCCAGGAGGTGCGGCGTACCGGACGGTGCGCCTTTCTCCGTATAATAGACTTTTAGAGAATTTCGTTTCAAACGAAATGAAAACGAAATTTGAAAACGGAAACTTCGCTTATGGCGAAACAAGGGCTGTTGTAATAGTCGGAGGTGGGCATGAGATACTACATAGCAGACTGCCACTTTTATCATAAAAATTTGCTGACAGAAATGGACAACCGCGACTTTAAATCCGTGGAGCAGATGAACGAAGTGATGATAGAAAAGTGGAACAAAAAAGTACACGCACGGGATGAAGTGGTGATCCTTGGCGACCTGTCTCTTGGCAACGGAAAGGAAACCAACGAAATACTGTGTCGGCTGAAGGGACGGCTCTGCTTGATTCGAGGAAATCACGATGAGAGGTACTTAAGGGACAAGGAGTTTGACGTATCCCGGTTTGAGTGGGTCAAGGATTATGCGGAAATCCATGACAATAAGCGAAAAATTGTGCTAATGCACTATCCGGTTTTCTGCTATAACGGTCAGTTCCGGCGTGGGGCAGATGGAACACCGCTGACCTACATGCTGCATGGGCATATCCACAAGTCGGAAGATCAAGTGCTGGTGGATCGGTTCTGCGCAGAGACTAGAGCAACTATGCGAAAGAGTGCTCATCAGGAAACAGCGCAGCCGGTGCCGTGCCAGATGATCAACTGCTTCTGTATGTATTCGGATTACACGCCGCTTACGCTGGAAGAGTGGGTGGAGTGTGACCAAAGACGGCGGACAACGAAAAAGAGTAGTACGGAGATGCTGCAGGCACTTGAAATGTTCTCGGACGATTTTATGAGTGATGGAAATCTTGATGGTGCGGAAATTCGGAAAGCCGCAGAAGCAATGAAATCAAAAGCTGAAGACATTGCAAAAGGAAAGAGGGATTATATGACGTATGAGGAAGTTTTTGGAGAATAAGTCACGCAATCGATAATTTTATCACTGTGCAGAACATGAACTGTTAACATATATACAACATACGGAGAAACTTAAATTGTTGACTTCACGCCAATATTAGCGTATACTTTGTGTAGGGGGGAGTTGACATGGTTAAGATAAAAGAATGGCGGCAAGGTCTAGGAGTAACTCAAAAAGCTCTTGCAGATGCGTCTGGACTGGATATTCGCTGGATTCAAAAATTAGAAGCTGGGGATATTGACATACAAAATGTTACAGTAAAGAGATTTTCACTTTTGTTGAAGGGAATCAGCGAACTTTCGCAACAGACGCCATGTCCGCCGCCAATAAAAGCAGATATTGAAACGGTGTATGGTATCCATGAAATGGTGGATAGACTTTTAGAGGAGGAATCTGTATGACAGGATTGGCTACTCTTAGTAATGAAAAACAATATACAGTGTTCCGTTATGGTGATCATGTGATACGTTTTGCTGCACCATATTCTCTGGAACATTACACGGAAGTAAAAGAGTGGGACAATGGCTATCTGGTAGTAATGGCAAAGTATAAACAAAACCAGAATCCTGAAGAAGAATACATTGATCTTGTACCGATTCTTCAGAATCTATATTTTGATGCAGAGAAGTTTTTGACTCCGATAAAGAAAGTGGAGGTTGCAAATGGCTGATATTAAGCAGGTTGCAGATGCTGCGGATATGATTGTAAATGGATATGCATTTACACAATGCCCTGAAGGATATCGAGTATTGAATCTGAATCGACCGGATCGGGCAGTTGTTTTTTCTAAGGATGGAAATGTATTGGAAACCAGTATGGATGATATTGAAGTAAGTATTGTAGAGAATTATTTAAAGAAGAATCGTAAATTTATGGAGGAGTAAGATGCCAAAGTATTATGAATACAAAATTGCTGGCTACTATCTTTACTTTACATCTTACTGTGTGATTGAGTGTATGCATGTGCATGCCAGTGACCGTCGACTTACGGAAGCGGGTTCTGCGAAATTCTTTGTAAAAGAGAATGGAGATACACTGGTGCAGAATCGAGGAATCTTGAACGATAGAGAAATCCGAAAAATTCAGGAGTTTATAAAACAGAACTATCAGGAAATGTACCTGAAATGGGCTGAGTATAGCCATGAAGGATACTATGGTAAGAACGATTAAGGGGTAAAAGCGAAAAGAGGATGATGAAATGGCGGGTGGCCCTAAGTTGTCTGATTACAGAATGACTGAGAAAGAGTACATTCTGGCAGAAACCATAGTTGAGATGACAGACAAATCAGAACTTTTCCGTATAGGGCTTGAGAACTTGGGCTGGTCGGAGATAGAAGATATTCCCACAGGAAACAGACCTCACAATCTCCGCTATATCCTGAAACAAGAATCATGGATTGAATTGATTGATGCTGCCGCAGCATACATTAAACTTAATCCGTCTGGAGAATGGCTGTCATTGGACAGCAGAACATATTTCAAGGAAAATGGATTCCATTATACGGATAGTCAAAAGAAAAAGTTCTTGAAGACGGTAAGCGGTGGACTAATCGATTATATGTCAGACTGGCGTGAATGGACAAAAAACGGAAGGCCAGAGAATGTTTTGTTTTTAAAGCGATAATTTTGCCCTTTGAAAAATGGGCAATCGTGGTATAATGTAGATATAAAAAGTACCTTTCTGCATAATAGTGAACGAAAGAGGTGAAACCATAAAGGAAGCATCCATTCCAGAAGAGAGTACATTATCAAGAGATAATGTAGAAAGGTACAACTGGAATGAAAATTAGTGCACAGGAATGGATTACTAAAGGCAAGCAGATGCTTTTTGAAGAATTCCCGGATTCCTATGTAATCTTGGAGTCTGTAAAAGTGGAATTCGCATCTGAAGAGGATTGGATTCATAAAAGGAGTGAGATTGCGCAATTATGCGGCGAAGCATCAAGTAAGAGTGAACAGGTACAAAGTGCGTTAGAGCACGATAATCTCAGATCAATTCAAGGAGAATTTATTTGGGGAGAGTTCGGACGAGCCGTTATTCTAAAAACAGAACTGCTTGCTCACCCCGGTCTTCTTATGGAGGCGTTTCTGCATGAATTGACACATGCCTATTGTCATTGGTTGGAAGCAAAGGATAGAAAATTCCCGATGGATTGCCAGCTTGGACAATATGAGAATCAGAATGTGCAACTTGGCTATTATGTATGGAAAGAATTTGTTGCGCAGACGATTAGTCTTAAAATCTGCAAAAAGAATCGAATTATGCCCTATAATTATTCTGCTGCTGATTTGAGTGAATATCTTCAGAAAATTGTGAGTACTGATATGGTAGCAGGGAATATTGGAATGTTTTTCGCAGAGTTCTTTACCAGCCAAAATGGAAAATCACAAAACGGTATGCTCCTTGCATTGATTGATTGCATGAACGAGCAAGGTGATGCAATCAAGGATGAAATCGGTGCTATTTGCGATTTACTTTGGTCCAAGTTCCGCAAAATCAATTTGAAGAGAGTTAATGTGGCCTTTCTTGAAGAATTGGGCGAATATGTTTCGGAACTTCAAGAAGAAGTAACAGCTGAAGTGGTCGAAGGATATCAAACTCTCACGCAAGAAGAACTGGAGAATCTTTGTTTACAAATTGTATCTTGAAGCTACTCGATGCATGTGTTGGCCAAGAACAAGCCGAGGGGCAAACTGGATGTACAGTTGAAAATTTATCCGCAAGTGTTAAAGAATGCTTGTGTGACCGACAAAAAGAATACACAGAATGATTCTGTCGGACAGAAACTGTACCCAAAGTTGCTGCTGCTTTTGGCGATACTGGCCACATTGTGGTTTGTGAATCCGGCACAGAATCTGTGGTGCATGTCATGGTGGAAGGATCTGATTACAATACCTACCAGAAGCATGTGGATGAAGACGTAATCTGCGAAAAGGGCAATAAAGTATAAACAATCACGTGTGAGAAATCGTATGCCAGCCGTTCAAAATTTGCACACCTCTCTATGGTGAGTGGCAGGCAACGCTTACATCCAATAAGTGGATACACGAGCGTGAGATATGGAGATGATTTAGTTGGAAGTATTGGATCTCTACTATGATCATTATAAAGAAACATATGCTTTGAGCAAGCAAGCTCAGAATAGGCGAAACAAGTTGTTCGTTTGGCTGTGTGTGTTTGAGGCGCTGTCCTTTTTAATTTTGATAAAACCGAATGAGGCATTGGAAGTCTTTTCAGCTGGAATCAATGCTCATTTTGATACAAATATAGCAGTTGGAAATGTCGTGTTGCAGACACTACTCTGGATAATAATTGCGTATACAACAGTGCGGTATTGTCAAGATACACTGTATGTAGAACGATTATATCCATATTTAGATAAACTAGAGAAAGAGATATCGACATTAAGCAAGTCGAAGGTTTTTGAGAGAGAGGGAACGGGTTATCTCAATAATTATCCAATGATTTTGAATTTCGTGGATCTATTTTACAAAATGTTTTGCCCGATTTTATTTGTCGGAATTAACATCGTACATATTGTGCAAGAGTGGAGTGGTGGTGTGTCACTCGCGCTTGTCTGTGATACGGCTATATTTGGTTCTATTTTTATTATCACATGGTTCTATTTCTTTGAAATACACTCAAAGATTACAGCATGGTGTAAAAAGTATATTCCGTTTGTTAACAGAATGGCAGTCATTCTGCGTAGAGTATTGAAGGAGGTCTAATACTATGGCAAAGAAGCATGTTTGCGTTTCGTTTGATTTTGAACACGATAAATATTATTACTATTTATTAAAGGCATGGGATAGCAACCCGGATATTGATTTCGCAATTACAGACTGCACACCGAACGAAATTCAAACAGAGTCGGTGGCGAAAGTCAAGCAAGTACTTAGTACAAAAATTGGTGAAGCAAAGTACATGGTTGCATTGATTGGAAAACACTCTGATGAAGAGCATCCTGATCATGATGAAATTGGTTATAAGAACTGGCAGGCATATGAGATAGATAAAAACGCCGAAAAAGGAAATGGTCTTGTAGTTGTAAAACTGAATAGTTCGTACTATGCACCAGATGAGGCATATGGAAAAGGTGCCGAATGGGTGGATTCCTTTAACCTTGACGATATTAAAGATGCCTTGAATCGGTTGGCAAACAAGAAGTATGCATATAATTAACAGATACTTATAATAATGCGAATGCGAAGGAAAGCAGACAGAATGAATTGTAAATTTATGGAGTGTACAGTAACGGCAACAAGAATATGGTACAGATTATTCTAATTGTCGCCGTAGTGCTTGGCCTTCCCATGAATTACATCAAGCCGCACCGAGGCGACCAGAAGCTGTTCTGGAATCAGAACAACTGGCAGACATTCTGCAAAGAGTGACATAACTGAAAGAACTTGACCGAGAACATTTGCTCGGGGTATTCCTGAGGTATAATTTCAGCTGTTTTTCCATAGACTACGAAGGAAATTTCAAACAGACCTTGACATGATATATATCTTGGTATATACTAAAAATGCAAGGAGGTGCGTTACTATGATGACAGCAAAGTTATTTGAGAATGGTCGCAGTCAGGCAGTTCGTCTTCCCAAGGAGTGTCGCTTCAATGGTGACGAGGTTGCAATCAGTAAGGTTGGAGATGCCGTAATCCTTCTGCCAAAGGAAAACAAATGGTCTGGATTCTTGAGCAGTTTGGATTTGTTCTCTGATGATTTCATGAGTGAAGGTCGTGAACAGCCTGCAATGCAGGAGCGTGAATCCTTATGAAGTATATGCTGGACACGAATATCTGCATCTACGCTATGAAGCACAAGCCGCCAGAGGTAATAAAGAACTTCTTGATGCGCGATCCCGATGATATGTGTATTTCAGCAATTACTTACGGTGAGTTGATACATGGCGTAGAAAAAAGTCAGGCAATAGAACGAAATCGAGTAGCGATTACGTTGTTCCTTTCTTCGATTGACATTCTTCCGTTTGATCACTATGCGGCAGAGGAATATGGCAAAGTGCGAGCAGACCTTGAACGCAAAGGAACACCAATCGGCCCAATGGATATGCTGATAGCAGCCCACGCAAGGTCGGAAGGGTTGATTCTTGTGACAAATAATACCAGAGAATTTTTCAGAGTTGAAGACCTAGAAGTAGAAGACTGGACAAAGTAAATACTGAGAGTGTGAGAAAGCATCTGTCAGAGCAATCTGATAGGTGCTTTTTCATACCCACCGGGGGCCGGGGTCACTTCTCTACGGTGAAGTCACACGGAGACCGGTGGCCCCTTTTGCGTGAAAAACCGCAAAATTCATAGGCCGGGGGTCAGAGGAATAACGGCGCAAAATGAAACAGGAAAATGTACAGGCATCGGAGCTTTCGTTCCGGTGCCATTCTTTTTCCCCGAAATGAACCAAAGTGTGTGAAACCTCTCGTAAACAGGGAGCTTTCGCACATTTTAGCTTGTTCCGGGAGGAGCAGGGGCGAGCGGGAATCGGCCGCCGCAACAACGATCCAACTTGGCGGGGCAGTGCCGATTTCTACTTCGCCGCTTTTCGTATGTATTTTGAAATTTTTCAAAGAAACCGCCGAAGAAACGGCGAAAAATGAGAGTGAGGTGAGGGCAGATGGAAGATTACACGGCTGAGATGATCAGGGACATGGCTTTTTCCTTCTGCCCTCAGTGCGGTACGGCAATCGTACCAAACCATAAAGGCAGACCACGGAAGTTCTGCTCGCCGGAATGCCGGTCACGGTGGAACAACACCCATCCAAAGCCGGAGAACTGGAAGACCGTGCGGTCGAAGATCTGCCCGGTGTGCGGCAGGGAGTTTTCCTACCGGCACCAGTATGGTCTGGAACGGAAATATTGCAGCCGCGCCTGTGCAAACAAAGGACGCTGGAAGGAGGGCGATGCAAATGGAAGAACCGCTGAACATAGAACGTGATGTGGTAAAGAACGGTGTCCGGCTGGACTGTGTGTTTGAGGGCTATGAGTACCGCCCGGAGAGAGAAGAAGTCCGAAGCCAGCGACTTGCCGGGTTTGAATGTGTGGAGATCGCAGAAAACACAGGGCTTTCTTTGGAACAGGTCACAGATTACTGCCGGGAACTGGGTCTGCCGGAAACGGGGAGCTGCCAGTTACAGCCACCGGATGGGTCGGGGGAACGGCACTGTCCGGTTTGTGGACGCATTCTCGTACAGAGAGGGAACAGTGGTCGGAGACGGTTCTGTTCTCCTGATTGCCGGAAGGAATATTAAGCAGAAGATGGGAGAAGGCAAAAGACCTGATCCGTTATTTCTGCGTACCCTGTGCACCGACAAAGACCAATGGCGGCCGTACAAGGAATCTTCCATCCGATGCACCGGATAAGTGGGATATCTTCAAAAAATATAATGTGCGGGATGTCGAAGTCGAGATGCAAATCCAGCAGAAGCTGGAGCGTTTCCCTGTGCCAGATTCCGTATGGGAGGAATACGCTATCGATCAGGAGATCAACGACCGGGGCGTAAGGATTGACGGTGTGTTGGTGCAGAACGCCATTGCAATGGATACCGAGATCAAGGAAGAACTGAAAACAAAGATGCAGGCGCTGACTGCACTGGAGAATCCGAATTCCGTATCCCAGCTGTCCGGGTGGCTTGCTGATAACGGAGTGGAGACGGACAGTCTTGGAAAGAAGCAGGTCAAAGCTCTTATGGAAGAAGTGCCGGAGGAGATCCGGGAAGTACTGCGCCTGCGTCAGCAGCTGGCAAAAAGCAGTGTGAAAAAGTATCAGGCCATGAAGAACGCTGCCTGCTCGGACGGTCGGGCAAGAGGAATGTTCATGTTCTACGGAGCCAACCGTACCGGCAGATTTTCAGGCCGCCTCATTCAGATGCAAAATCTTCCTCAGAACCATCTGCCGGATCTGGCTGAAGCGAGGGCGCTGGTACGGCAGGGAAATCTGGAAGCAGTGAAAATGCTGTATGAGGATGTGCCGGATACATTGTCCCAACTCATCCGTACTGAATTCATCCCAAGAGAAGGTGCAAGGTTCTATGTGGCGGACTTTTCCGCCATCGAAGCCAGAGTGCTGTCGTGGATTGCAGGAGAAGAATGGCGTATGGAAGTCTTTGCTTCCGGTGGCGACATTTACTGTGCAACGGCTTCCCGCATGTTTGGTGTTCCGGTCGTAAAGCATGGCGAGAATGGAGAGCTGCGGCAGAAAGGGAAACAGGCGGAACTGGCCTGTGGTTACGGAGGCTCAGTCGGTGCAATGAAAGCGATGGGGGCGCTGGAGCTTGGAATGAAGGAGGAAGAACTGAAACCGCTGGTGGATTCCTGGCGGTCAGCAAATCCGAATATCGTCCGGCTCTGGGGCGAGATCGAGAGAGCGGCAATCAAGGTAATACAGAAAAAGGAGCCACAGCAGGTGAAGTGCCTGCGGTTCACGTATCAGTCGGTTTTTTTCTTTATTTATCTTCCTTCTGGCAGGAAACTGGCGTATGTGAAACCGAGACTGGGAGAAAACCAGTTCGGCGGAATTTCCATTACCTATGAAGGTGTTGGGGGTACAAAGAAATGGGAACGGCTGGAGAGCTTCGGCGGCAAGCTGACCGAGAACGTGATCCAGGCAATCAGTCGAGATATTCTTTGTTACGCTATGCGTACACTTCGCTGTTGTTCCATCGTTATGCACGTTCACGATGAGCTGATCATCGAAGCAGACCCACGGGTCAGCCTGGAAGCAATCTGTGAGCAGATGGGGCGCACTCCGCCGTGGACACCGGGACTGGTTTTGCGGGCAGATGGCTTTACTTCAGAATTTTATATGAAGGATTAAGTGGGACAAGGGAAAAAAGGAACAAGAAAAATAGAAAAAATTAAGAGAAACAGGTTATAAAAGACCTCCGAAAATCTGGCGTGGTAGAGGGGAGTGCTCCCTTACTCTATAGATTTTCGGAGACTAACTATTAAAAGTCAAGCCCCAAAATGAAAAAATCCGTCTACCGACCGCTGCCCCTGACAAACAGCATTCAAATGCCTTAATCAATGCAGCGAGGGCGACGGAGAGAATAGCA